AGACTAGGTATGAATCTATCCTACTTCAGCCACTCGAAATATAGAAGACGCATCTTGAAACAACGTCGATGAATCATTTGTGATGATCATGATGTCAATGACATAACGTTGGTCAATGGGAAGGCTGGCGACATCTAAGTTGAACCACATGCCGCGGGCGTCACTAGAAAGACGGGTGGAGTTTTTCACCGCATCAAACGGAATGACAACTTTGTTCGTGTCCACGTTTCTGACAGAGTAGTGCACATCACGTACGACAGCACCAGGTGATTCCATGAACGTTCGAGAGGCTCTAACAGCAGGTGATTGCTGATCAAAGAGGTTTACCTTGATGTGCAGACGCTCGGTGTTCAACACATCAGATTTCATACCGTATGCTGTCACAATGAACCTAGCATGGCTCAGATTCACACTCGATCCAGCATGTTTGTTGATGAAGATCCGAGATCCTGTCAAGAACCCAACCGTACCATCCAAAGACCCCCAGACAGGAACGAAATCGATCGTACCAGATTGATTTAACTTTGTCTTGATGACTGAATCAGTTGACGACAGGTCGATAGACGCAGAGTAGATGCCAACGACGGGCGTTGTGCCGACCATGTGTTGCGATCCGACGAAAGAAAGGTCATACCATCCACCAGAAACTTCAGTTGACATCTTCAGAGCGATGCAGTTTGTTCCCGTCAAAGCGGTGCTGGCTGACATGACGTTCGCTAGTGCACCACGAGAGTAGTTGTAGAAAAACAGAGTGTAATCATCATCAAATGTGATCAACTGCGTGTCATCTTGGATCGAATCATCAAACTTTACGACGAGTTCTGGTCTATTGCTTTGATCGTATGCAGTTCTTGCAGAAAACCTCTTCACGAAGTAGGATCTGTTATCCTGTTCGTGTGGAGCATCCAAAGAAATCCTGAATCCTGCATCTGGGATGGTTTCATTGATGATTGCTTTGACAATGTTCGTGACATCGACGTCAAGGTTTTCCTCGCCAGTCACGAACAGTTGAGTTGACTTCAGCGAGCCGCCGCTGCCGGTTACGTAATCACAGTCAGTGACATCATCGCCTGCTAGCGAACATCCTGACAACAACCAAGCTCCGTCAACACGTGAACTGGACAAGAAATTGCAGACATCTTCGTCTGAGTAATAGACGATGTCTCGACCAATTCCTTCATCGAATGACCTTGACAACGGAAAGACAGCGACTGTGAAGTTTGATGGTGTCGTTTGGCCACCGTACACGTCTTTCAAGACGAGCCTGCACTCAAACGAGGTGCTGTTGATGTCCACTTTTCCTGTCGAAGCCATCGACTTCAAGTCAGTGAGGTCGAAGTGAAGGAGCAACCGTGACAGCTCGGTGTTGGGCAGAGTTCCACTTGACGTAGCGCCGTACAACTTGAACAGGTCAAGTGTGCCAGCTGATCCTACGTTTGCACGTTCAACTCGTTCTCCACTGATGACTCTGTTGGTGATGTAAGTGTCTTTGTCGGCACGAAGGATCTTGTACATCAGACTGCAACTTTCCCGATCACATCGATCTCAGGATAACGTATTTCAAAGATGCCACCCGCCGGCGGGAAGATGATGCGTTGTCGCGTGTTACCTGCGACGTTGAACGTGTTGTCACTGTATTCTCTGTTATCTACAGTTCCATTGACGTTTGTGAACACCAAGCTATTGATCGAGATGATTCCATTGATTGCATAGATTGCGTTCTCAATCTCAGAGATGATGATCGGTTGGTCAATGTGAAAGTTCTTGATGTCAAATACGTCTTGCAAACGAGTCAGAACGTTTTGCATAACAATCGTGTTGTTCAATGACGGATCGATGATAACGTCAAAAGCAACTCTCAGATTGATGACTCTTGCGTCAAGAACGTCAATCGCATCAGTGATCATCCGATAAGGATTGAGGTACTTGACTAGGTTCTGCTTGAGAGTATCGGGTGAGACGATCAACTTCTGATCATTTGATCTCGATATGATGTGAAGCTGTGTCGACAGAGGATTGTTTGTGTTGGACCTCACCGCGGCCCTGAACACTCTTCCAAAGTTAGAAGGAAGAGAGTAAACACGTGCCAAGATGTCTTCTCTTGTAACAATTCTCTCTTGAGAGTTCTTCATCGATGGAATGAGAGCCTTGAGATCGTCGGAAGTCGGCGCGTCTTCTCCTCCACCAGCACGTCGTCTGTTGCTGACTTCAGTTGAACCCCTGATCTGTGCAGCCACAGAAGGTGCAGGGTTCTGCGGAAATGTCATGCGTAGAGTCTTTACGTTCTTGATGTTGTCTGGTTCAACATTGTGATTCAGACCACCACCATAACGATACGTGATTGTCAATGTAGTGTTCGTTGCTGCAACGCCCAATGTCTTCGTGCTCAGCAACTTTTCTGGATTGATGGACGTCCTAGAAAAGGTCGATGAGAAAGGAAGCGAGATCGCAAAGTCAGATGGATCAGGAATGATGTCATCTTCCAATGTGTTAGCATTGCCTCCACCGAAGACCAGCGTTATCTTTCGGGTTGCTAGATCAACTTGGGACACGAACCTGTAAGGCGCAGGAATGACCTTGATCGTTCCTGGAACGAGGTCTCTATCTTTGTTCGTGTTCAACACGTTCTTGTAGATGACATCGTTCGTCAACGCGGCAACGTTGTAGTACACGTTTCCTAGAGCGTCAGAAACAGAAACGATTTCTGACACGTTCTGATTCGATAGTGTGATCTTACGAAATGGAATGAAGTCGTTTCCAATTTGGAACGTTTCAGTCGTCTCTTTTCCAGAGACACAGCGGCCCTCTCGGGCCATGATAAAAGTCGTAGGAGTGCCGGCTGAATTCCTTTGCCCTATCCTGATGTCAGCTTTGTATGACCCATCAGAGTTCGTGTCAGAGAAATCAATATCATCCAAGAGAATGAAATTGACACCATTGTCTGCACCGAACACACTGTTTGCTCGCACGATCGGAATCGTACTAGAGTCAGGAACAAGCGCTCCATTGACGATCCTTGAAGGAATCTGCAAAAACATCGTTACATCAACAGTCGCCGGAGACGCTCCCACGATTGGGACACCTGCATTTCTGAGCAGGCGTTCGATGTTTGTCGTTTCAACAGCGGTCTCTGGATCTAGCTCGTCAAATTGGTGATCGAGATAGAATGACATCGTGTCGCCAACGTACGCGGCAAAGTCCAAGAACAATCCACCCGTAGACGCTTCGCTGAAGTCCTTGATGCGATCAGGATAGTAACGACGAGCGTATTCGAGCAGCTGTGCACGCAGCGAATCAAAGTCTTTTGCTACGTACTTTCGTTGACGAACTTCTCTGAGGTCATCACGTTTGATAGTCATCACATCACCTGGACGTAAATAGGCATCACATCACTCGAAGGGACACTTCGAGGCTCTTGTTGAAAACCGCCAGGGTGGGAACATTGTATGTCACAACGATTCTCACGATTGTTCCCTGCGTTTCAGTTGAATCAACTCGAGAGATGTAGTTCTCAAGGTTGATGTAAGACATCCATTTCTGGACTGCCGAGTTTATCTTTTCGATTGCCTGTGCATCGAAATCATCTTGTGTTGAATATTCTGATGTCAGAGGGCGCAAGTTCGCACCGAATTGGTAGAGACCCAATCTCTCTCCGAAGTTCGTCAACAACAGGTTTCTCAGGTTGTCGTGCACTTGGTCAGAAAGGCTGTGGTGCATTCTCAAGATACCGTCTGTCGAACCCAGTTCGAGCGGCGTTTTGATGCCGATTGGAAGCGAAGACGCGTTCAACTGTTCGGTTGTACGTTGAATCTGTGTCTTTCCGACAGATTTGAAGCTGTATGAACCCATGTGTTAAGTACTCTTAGGCTGTTTTAAGCATCTTATCTGTGTCAATTGCATATTCAACTGTGAATTGTTGCTTTCCATACGCTAAGATGAATGAATTTCCGACATGCGTGATAGTCAAGCTCACGCTCTTGATCAACGTAGGCAATCCAGAATTCTTAGAATCAGCAAGCCCCGCAAACACACCAGTCAACTTTTCTGTCGAACCTGAATGATCAGAAGTCAACACAAGTGAACCAGTTTCACAAATGATGATGTCACCCTTCTTGAAAGAAGGAAGCTTCGTGCCGATCGTTATCTTTGCAACTTTCTTGTTGACCTGTGACAAGAGATCTTCATCAACGTTGCTCGTTTTGAGAGGTTTGACATAGTAATCGTCGGTTGATCCACCTCGAAAAAGACATGCACGTGCAAAGATCGGACCGACCGGAAGCTCTTTGAGAGACTTGTGTGTCTTTATTGCTTTTCCGCTCTTCCCATCATCCACTTCAATGGGAAGCAAGTACGATGCATACAACAGATCGAGTTGATCCGGAGGCTTTGACGCGATCTGTTCGTTGTCTCCTCCCCAACTCGCTTTGTTCGCAGCCTGTGCTCCCTTTACGACGGCATCACGTGGTGTGGTGTTCTTCGTAGCAGGACCCTTTGCGGGAACGTAACCAAACGATTGTGATAACCCACCCAAGAGCCCACCGCCAGATGCACCAAGTGCCGTGCCAACGAGATTGAAGATCAGGCACTCGATGGCTTTGCGAGCCATGACTTTCTGTGCAACGATCCAGATCAGTGATGTGCTGGGATCAAAGGGACCAAATGGCTTGGCTGCAAATATGACGTCGCAAAAAACACTGAAATCACCAGCTAAAAGCTTCAAAGCAATCTCAGGCATCTTTGCAAAGAGCTGCGGGACCATTGTAACGAAAGCAGGCGGTCCTATCGGATCGATCTGGGGATACATCAATCCGTTGAACTTCAACAGATCAGGAAACATACGAGGGTCGAAATCGAGCTTTGGGAGTTTTATCGAAGGAACTGCGGCTGCTATCAATGGCGGAAACTTCGCAGCGAGCTTTACCGGCACAGGAAATCCCAACTTCACCGCAAGCAATGGCAAAGCGAACCCATAGATCAAGAATTCATCAGGAAACTTCAACTTTGGTACGTCAGCTCCCAGTTTCACAGCAAGAGAAACTGGACAACAGATTGGCAGAAACTTGTAACCGCCCGGTGCATCTAACGCGACTGCAATCTTGGAATACTGACCAAAGACGTTCTTATGAAAGTCAGGAAACTTAGATTCATCCTCGAGCTGAAGTTGATCAGCAAATGGCATAGGAGCAATCTTGGGCCCGCAAGGGATGATGGGAGCAGGCGCACCCGCTGTTCCTTTGATGAGTTCATTCTTAACGTCATCAATGAACTTCTTCTTTGCCAAAGCAGTGATCTTGTCACCATCATCAAGGATACCTGCTTCAAACTGACAAAATCCTGGCTGGCTCATGTGACAAGGATCTTCTTTGCATAGGAGCCCTGTGTAGGGATCTTTGTACCGGCAAACTGTCCACCCATTGTCGTAGTCAAAGGACCAGCAGTGACTTCGCCTCCGGCTTGTGACACAGGGGTTGCATCGTCTGTGCAGACAAGTGCCTTGTTTGCGTCAGGTCCACCGATTTTGAAAAAACCAGCATCGCTGGGTTGCAAGATGATATCACCCTTTGCTGTGATGATCAAAGTTGCAAACTTGCTGGTGTCTTCTAGCGACTTCATATTTCCGTTCTCATCTCGTTCGTTTCCGGTCACGATCAACTGGATGTCTGAGCGTGCAATCAATCTGATCTTGTCAGTCTTGATCACGGCGGCGCCGTCTCCTGATTCAGAGTCTTCTATCGAGAACTTTCCATTGAACCCGTCTAGACCAAAATCGACGTCAACACGAGACTTCTGAAAAATGATTGCGCGCGTGCGATCGTTCTTAAAGTCTAGATCACCCTCTGATTCGGCCAATTCGTTGGATGATTTACCCAGTTCGTTCTTACCAATGGAGTTTTCTACCACTGTTCCGAGGGTCTTGGGGGTCTGTCCACGACCCACCACAAAGTCTATTTGGGCAGCACCATCGTCAATAATGTCACCTTCAGGAATCTTGGGGACCTTGCCACGTAGCTCATCATCATCATAGTCTGCAACGGGTCCTCTCCTGTGACGACCCATGACGATCAATGCGTTGTTTGTTCCCTCGAAGACCGTGTCTTCTGGTCTTTTCTTGTAACGAGGAATCGCTTCATAGTGCCTGATTCGCCCGGCATCAGAATCTGTCATCAGCTTTTCGTAAGCTTGTTCATCTTCGCCGGCAATCGTCGATGTTTCATAGACGCTCGATCGTTCGCCGTCAGTGATCTCGACCTGTCCCGGCCTGAATTCATACGTGGGCTGAACGTTTCCCTCGTAAAGGTCTTTCGTTCCCGGATGGAAGCCTGGGTCCAACATTCGAGGAAGGTGCGTGTGGTTTACGTCTTCAACGAAGCCGGGCCCCACGATTCTCCACATCCAGAATCCCAGATCAGATTTCTTGATCGTCTTGTTCTCAAAATAGACCCAGACGTGTTCTCCGGGGTTACATGGCAATGAAATCTGGGGTGGGAGGAATGGGAACAAGAACATCGGCTTTGTCGTTGCCGTTGCCACACCTTCGAGAACGGGCAATGCAATGATCGAATTTCTGGGCAACACGGATGCGAATTTTATGTTCGTCACACCCAATTCATGTTCCCAATACGCAATCTTCTTGTCATCTACGATAGAGGGATCAAAGATCGTTTCAATGATGATGAAGCGATAGAACGTCGAAAAGCTAGCACGCGTATCAAACGTTGCTAATGCACGCTCTTTGATAGCTTGCTCAGCTGTTCCTTCTGCTAGCTGCTTATCGAACTTTTCTGTCATGATCTGATCTGCTTATACATGTCATCGGGAGACATCTCATCCGATTTCTTGTCAGTCTTTGCGATGAGCTCGGCGAGCTTGATGAGGTGTTCGTTAGCCTTGCTCATCTTCTCGAGAAACTTTTCAATCGTCTTCCCGTGAACAGCCATCTGAACGCTGTTATCTGCCATCTTGACTGTCTTGCGGAACATCAAGAACGCATTCTGACGATCGGCGATTGCATTCTCGTAGATCTCTTTCCAGAGATGACGCTTTTGATCATCGATGCTCTCGATGTCTCTTAGCAACGCATCAAAGTTCTTCAGTCTTTCTTCGACTGATCGCTCTGTGACTTCAATGATATCCTCTTCTTCAGACATGATTTACGCTCTCCATCAGAATAGATTGAACCGAGGATCAATTTTGTACCTACGATAGAGCTTTTTTACGCTCTGCATCGTAGTCGTCAATTGCTTGGGACTCAATCCCGATAGCTCTCGCATGTAAAGCAAGATAGCGCTCTTGTTCAAGAGATCAATATCATCAACGTTCTCAAAGATAGTGATGATAGAGTTGATACATGCAAGCTCGTTTTCAGTCTTGACCTTGCTTTGGATTTCATACAGCATGGACAACAATCCCTTTGCTGATGATTCGTTTTCCATCACGGTGTCTTGACCCTGCACAACACAGTGATCATCAATGATTTTGTGTTCATTCAGTGACAACGCATCAGGATCATCAAGGCTGATACTTCGTTTGACACGTTGAGCTTTCTGCTTTGTCTTGATGATCAAACAGTTCTTTGCTACAACGTTGAAGTACGAGAAAGCAGCCGTGCCACGGTTCTTGTCCCACTTTCCTATCGTTTCAAACAAGAAGTTGACACAGTCGGACTTGAGATCATCATATGAATCGTGCAAGCTTGTGAATTTGTGGATGTTGATCAAGTTTTCAGTCAGCTTCTCAAACGCAGGAAGGATCTCTGACGTATAGAGTTTGCTCTTTTCCTTGTAGTCAACTGATTGCTGGTATGCAACGATCGCGGCTTCAGTCTGTTCATTGAAGTACATCCGCAACTTGCGCGCCTTCTCCTTCTCAGGATCAAGCGCATCACCAGGCTCGGACTTTCTACGACGGCGAATGACCTTCTTGGGTTTTGCTACTTCTTCGCTCATTTCACTCTCCGTCCTTTTCTTCATTGAAATTCAGTAACTTGTTCGCGACAAGGAGGACAGCTTCTTGAGCTGATCTGATCGCTGCGACCGCTCGACGAACCACGGGTTCGTCTGAAAACACTTCGGTCATGGTCGCAACGGTTATTTCCTTGTGTGAAGTTTCGAGTACGTCTAAGGCTTCTTCGAGTCGTTCTTCAACAAGAAGCATGACTTTGAGAAGTTGGACCATGCGAAAAACACACACAGCGACGACACAAGTCAGTAAAAAGCAGACGATAGATAGGATGGCGACTAACATTAGATCACACCTGAAAGGGCTTCATCATATGACTTTGATATTGCTTCAAAGCTATGCGATGCAAGCAGTTTTGTCTTCAGTTCGCCTGCCCACTGCTTAGGAATTGCGTTACTGCTTCGGAACTTTGTGACCTTCTTCTTGAAGTCGTCTTCAAGCGGTTCAGCCCACCTCGAGCCCTTGACAAAGATGTTTCCATCAATGCGAGTCTTGTGAACGTCGCTAAGGGTGTAGAAAAGGCTGATGAACTTTCCTTTGTTCATGAAATCTAGGTGACCAGACCAGTTTGTTGTGATGACTGGAAGTCCGGATGCTGCGGCTTCTAGCGTAGGAAGGCCGAACCCCTCTCCACGAGTGAGACTCACCAGTGCTTTGATGTCTGGATGTCTGTACAATGCAGCAACTTCTTTGTCTGACATTTCGCCGTGAAGCAAGTGAATCTTCGGACCCGCTGCACCTTGTCTTGCTTCGAGAGCGAGTTGCTTGAACAAATTGGTCGTGTTCTCTCTGTCTCGTTGCGAGTTACGACCCGTGTTTGTCTTGACGACGATTCCTACGTTTGGGTCATTCTTGAACACATCAGTCAGGTACTTGACAGTGAAAAACATGTTCTTTCGATCGTTGAATGGGTTGCTTCCCGTGATCTGACCGAAGACGAGAAAGTTGAACGACGTGCTAAACCGTGGAAGTTCAGGGAGAGCGTCATCTGGAAGCATGCAAGCATCGATGAATGCTTCCGGTACCACTTTGATTGTGGTCGTAACTGCACCAGAATTCATGAATGTTGTTTTGACGTGTTGGGATGGGACGATGACGAGGTTCATCGCATTGATTGCCTTGATCCATTCCGGATTGCAGCGATCAGTCTCAACACCCGCTGTCATTCCCACGTTGAACCTTGCGAGCTTTGTGTCCCACTCATTGGGAAGCTGCAACTGAAATGACACGTCGGCAACTTCAACCTGCGGAGGAGTGCGCTTCATGATCTCACCGATCAATCCATCGTGTGAGTTTGCATCAATTATCCATGGCGTATCACCCCATGGAGTCGTGATGATCTTCAGGTCAACATCTTTGGTCAACAACCAACGAACGACCTGTCGGCAGTGTACACCATAACCAGACTGCGTGAGAGCGGGACCTCGTAGAGTAACTTTTTTCATATCAGACCTCGATGTGCTTCCAGCTCTGACGCTTCTC